ATAACATTACTACAAAAAAAATTAGGTGTTAATGAACCAAATCCACAAACTATTGATTCTGTTTTAGAAGGATTCCAAAGTAAAGTTGAATTGTATGATATGTTTAAAGCGATTAATGATAAATGGATTGCTGGTAATGATTATATAAAAACAGATAATAATTCAGACGCACCTTTATTTAGGGATTATTTATTTTTAGATAGGGGTAATAGGAATGTTGGTGATATATATGTTGATATTGCTAAAGTTAATTCTTATTTAAAAGGGGCTAATCCAAAATCTAATGTTTTTACAGTTGTGGGGTCAATTATAAAAGACCATAACTTTGTAAGTTTTCTTATTCCTTCTTATATTAACTTTTATGGTAGACAAACACCTTCAGGTGATATTGATTTAGAAAGTAATGAAACGGCTCCTAACGAATTTGCAAATAATTTATTTGGGACATTTGATACTGTAGATTACCAAAGTTCAAAACCAAAAATGTTAAATGTATATGTTGACAAACCATCACAACAATTAGATAATAAAAACAAAACTAATGGTTACAAAGATGATGGATTAGACATTAGTGTTTGTGCAGAAAATCCCATAGCGATTAGTTCAGACCAAAAAAGGAACTATTCTCTTGAAAATAGAGTAGTTGGATTCGCCGTAGATTTTGAATTACAAAACCAAGGAGTTTTCAAAAGTATTAGTGTAAGTCAAGATTTGGGAAAGGCCACAAGTGAATCATTAATGGCGGAATACAATTTGGCACAATCAAGTACAGGTATACAAACATCAACACAAAATGTTAGTTTATATAACATATATAAGACTAGAAGTTATAACGCATCTGTTACTAGTATGGGTAATGTTATGATTCAACCGTCTATGTATTTTGTTTTAAGAAACATCCCATTATTTGCCGGTTCTTATTTTATTACTGAAGTACAACACACTATTGGGCTTGATGAGTTTAACACTAATTTTACAGGTACAAGACAAGCCGCACCTACTTTACCTAAAGTTGACTCTTTATTCCAAACTATAAAAAAACAATTACTTACAAATTTGGGTAATACATATAAGAATCAAGGTTCTACAGGTGTTGGTACTACGGGTAATGTATCACAAATCAAAAACGCTATCACAAATTCATTAGTTGGTCCAAAAATTTTAAACGCATCTATAGAGTGTACTAAAAATGAAGCGTATATTAATTATGTTAAATTTACAGGAGGTAATGAAACGGTGTCCGCAATAGTTGTTGCCCAAAGTATAAAATTATTATTACCGACATCTAATAAAACTAAAATTTGTATTTTTGCATCAATATGGGTTGAATCAGGTATTGAAGGTGAAATTCCACAGTTGAGTTACTACGGAAATAATATGGCCGGTATAACATTAGATTATGATTACCCTGGTAATTTAAAAGGGTTTTTTCTAACCGACCAAAACAAAAATTATTTTCAGTGTTTGACTAATACTAATAACTATACCCAATCATATGCCGTATTTGCAAGCCAAATATTACATCATACATTTATGAATGCTGCGTATAAAAATTATTTTGATAAGGTTACTAACATAACTGATGTGGATGTGTTTGCTAATGAATTTGCAAGAATATGGATAGAGTTTTTCCCGTACAATAAAGTTATACAAACACCAACAATATTTGATGATTATAGAACAGGTAATGTAAACGAATACCAAAGTTTAATTAATAAAATAAAAAGAGCGTTTGAAATTTATAGGGGTATCCCTATTTAATAATTAATAATTTTAAAATAAACAGATATTTATAATAAAAAGATTATGAGTACAAAAGAAATTTTAGACAGATATCTTGGAAAAAGTACAAGAATTACTGAAACAGATAAAGGTAATGGTTTTAAAGAAGTTTGTGATTTAGATACTGGTGATTGTTACACAATCAGAATGAAAGACGGTCTAATTGAAAGAGTAAACAATACTCTTCATACCAATAAAAAAATAAACGTAGAAACTACTCAAGGTTTCAAACAATTACTTAACGGGTAAAATGGCAATTTCAGAAACAATTTTAGAAGAATTAAAAAGATATAATAAAATCAATAATTATATTTTAGAGCAAGAAGCTGACCCATTTGCGGCACCTGCGGATACTGACCCATTAGCGGGTGGTGATGTACCACCGGCACCTGATGCGGGAGCTACTCCACCAGCACCTGAAGCGGGAGTAACACCTCCGGCTCCTGAGACTCAACCTGTGGATGTGGCAAACGACCCTGATGTTGAAAAAGTTGGTGATGAAGGTTCAGAAGAAACAGGAACTGAAGAATTAGAAATTACTGATTTAGTAAAATCACAACAAAATATTGAAACAAAACAAGAAGAATATTTTAATAATCTTTTCAGTCAACTTTCTAATTTGGAATCTAAATTAGGTGACATGGAAAATATTTTTTCTAAACTTAATGATATTGAGGCTAAAATTGAAAAATACAGAGAAAAAACTCCACAAGAAAAATTAGAATTAAGAAGCTTGGATTCAGGTCCATTTAATCAGAAACTAACAGATTTCTTTGTTGACAAACAAGAAGATATTGAAAAATCAGGAAAAAATGAATATGTTTTAACTACCGATGAAGTTGAGGATTTTACACCTTCAGAAATTAAAGGTACGTTCAATGACTATCAAGAACCTGACGAATACAAACCTTTGAAATTCTAAATTTCAAATTTGACTATCACGGCTGACACACTTATACTTGAATATTAACTAATAAATTATACAAACAAAATGGCGACAAATTCTTTAGATGCTGTACTCGCTCAGTATGAAAAAGCGAAAAGTGGAGGTAGCTCTGCAAACAAAATGTCTCAAGAAGACAGAATGAAAAAATATTTTGCGGCGATTCTGACGCAAAATGAAAACTCTGGACAGAAACGTCTTCGTATCTTACCAACACCTGATGGGTCATCACCTTTTAAGGAAGTTTGGTATCACGAAGTACAAGTTGAAGGTAAATGGAATAAAATCTATGACCCAGGTAAGAACGACAACGAGCGTTCACCGTTGACTGAAATTCATGATGAATTAATGTCAACAGGTAAAGAGTCAGATAAAGAACTTGCTAAATCTTACAAGCCTCGTAAGTTCTATATTGTTAAAGTAATTGACCGTGATAACGAAGCGGACGGAGTTAAGTTCTGGCGTTTTAAACACAATTACAAGAACGAAGGTATCCTTGATAAAATTATCCCTATTTGGAAAGCTAAAGGTGATATCACTGACCCTGTTAACGGACGTGATTTAATCATTGAGTTGGCTAAAGCAAAAACTCCTAAAGGTGCAACTTATACAGTTATCCAAACTGTAATGCATGACGACCCATCACCTGTTCACACAGATGCTGAAACTGCTAAGGCTTGGACTGAAGACCCACTTACTTGGGCTGATGTTTACTCTAAAAAACCTGTTGAATATCTTGAAGCTATTGCTCGTGGAGAAACACCAAGATGGTCACAAGAATTAGGTAAGTACGTTTACGGAAGTGAGGCTTCTGAAATTACTATGGGGGGTTCATCTACAATCGTAGACCCACAAGCTAACGACGAACCAGATGGTGATTTACCATTCTAATTTATAAAAGGTTGGACACAATTATACACAAAGTGTCCAACCTTTGTTATTTTTATTACAAACAATTAAACTAATAGACATTTATGGCTATAAAGAAAAAAGAATTTTCTCTTGATGCGATTAAAAACAAATACTCCACCAAGACCAAATACAAAGAAACGGAATTTTATGAGGTCGGTGAAAGTTTCCATAGCAGTTGTGGTTTACCTGGTCCTGCTTTGGGTAACATCAACATGTTCCTCGGTCACTCGAACTCTTCAAAAACGACTGCGCTTGTCAAAGCCGCTGTGTCTGCTCAGAAGAAGGGGCATTTGCCTGTTTTCATTATCACTGAAAAAAAATGGAGTTGGGACCACGCAGTTGAACTCGGTTTGGTGGCGGAGATGACTGATGGTGAGTGGGATGGTCAATTCATCTTTAACGACAACTTTGATTACATTGAACAAGTAACTGATTATATTAATGAGTTATTGGACGAACAAGAAAAAGGAAATATTCCTTATTCACTTTGTTTCCTTTGGGATTCAGTAGGTTCTATTCCTTGTAAGATGACTTTTGATGGTAAAGGTGGTAAACAACACAACGCATCAGTTTTGGCTGACAAGATTGGTATGGGTATCCAAGCTCGTATCACTAAATCACGTAAAGAAGATTACCCTTATACCAACACTTTGGTGGTAGTTAATCAACCTTGGGTTGAATTACCTGATAATCCTTTTGGACAACCAACAATTAAGGCAAAAGGTGGTGAAGCACTTTGGTTGGCTTCAGCTCTTGTTTTCTTATTTGGTAATCAAAAGAACGCAGGTATCAATCACATCACGGCAACTAAAAATGGTAGAACAGTGTCTTATGCTATCAGAACTAAAATTTCAGTTTTGAAAAACCACATCAATGGGTTGGGTTATAAAGATGGTAAGATTATTGCCACTCCACAAGGTTATATTGATGACGATAAAGACGCTCTTGAAAAATACAAGAAAGAGTATTCACAGTATTGGAACGCAATTCTTTCAGGCACAGGAGAAATTACTCTTGATGAATCTGAAGAAGTATTTGAAAACGAAAACGAATCATTTTAATTAGTTTTCAGTGAAAAAAACATTACTTGTTGACGGAAACAATCTGATGAAGATTGGGTTTCACGGTGTGAAGGATTACTTCCATAATGGTGAACATATTGGAGCTTTGTATCATTTTATGAATACACTTCGTAAGTTCATTAGTGAACAGAACTTTGACAAAGTAGTGGTATTTTGGGATGGTGAAGATTCCACGAGTTTACGTGGGATTCTTTACCCAAAATACAAACAAAACAGACGATTGGTTATGGAGGACGCAATCTTTATGTCTTACCTAAAACAAAAAAATCGTATCAAACAATATCTTGAAGAAGTTTACATCCGACAATTAGAAATTAGTGGTAGAGAAGCTGATGATTTAATTGCTTACTATTGTCAGATTTCTGAAAATGAACACAAACTCATTTTTTCTTCAGATAGGGATTTAACACAACTTATTTCGGAAAAGGTGTCCATCTACTCACCTTCACTTAAATCCACGTTTAAACACGGGGATAAGATTAAATTTGATGACTTTGAGTTTCCACACTACAATGTTAAAACATTAAAGATATTAACTGGTGACAAGTCGGATAATATTGAAGGTATCTATCTTTTGGGTGAAAAAACTTTAGTTAAGTTTTTCCCTGAAATACTTGAAAATGAAGTTTCTTATAACGATATTTTAACAAAGGCAGAAAACTTACTCAAGGAACAAAAAGACAACCAAACTCTTAAAAATCTTTTAACAGGTAAAACAAAATCAGGTATATTTGAACAAGAGTTTTTTCAAGTTAATGAACAGATTGTTGATTTATCTAACCCACTTTTGAAAGACGAAGACAAAGAAGAAATCAGATTGGTTGTTGATGAAAATTTAGATATTGAAGGAAGAAGTTATAAGAACTTAATTAAGTATATGGTTGAGGACGGGTTGTTCAAGTACCTACCAAAAGGTGATGATTCGTGGACATATTTTATTCAACCATTTATGAAGTTAACAAGAAAAGAAAAAACAAAAACAAACAAAAAATAAATTAAATTATGAAAGAACAAGACATTACCAAATTGGAATTCTTGATGACGGTAAACAATAATTTTATCGTTCAGCGTTTTTTTAACGTAAAAGGGTATAACCCAAAAGGACATAACTCAGCTGAGTTGATTGACTTGATGGAAGGTTTCATTTCAGAGTTGAAACAAGATTTCAAAATGAAAACTGTAAACTACATGTTGGACAATCAATATCAGATTACAGAAGACCCTGAAGTTTTAAACACATCATTTACTGATGGACCCGAGTCATTTAACATCTACATCAAAAATGGTGATACGACAATGTGTCATTATTCATTCGATGCGAAACTTTACCCACCAAAAATAAGATACACCGTAGACATACGTCCGTACCTAAAAAGTATCCTTTTCGGTTTAACTGACGTGTTGTCATCTAAAAAATTAACACACGAATACATGGGTTATCAGTTAGCTCGTTGATATTTATTCAATAAACAAATATACTATGGCTGACAAAAATTTTGACTACTTGGGGGAGACCTTCCAACTTCAATTACTGAATCAAATTGTGGTTGATAAGGACTTTTCACATTCGATTTTAGAGGTTATCGAACCAAGTTATTTTGAAAACAAATATTTCAAATTATTCCTTCAGATGGTGAAGGAATATTATTCAAAGTTTGAACACAGCCCGAGTTTTGAAACAATACAACAAAAAGCTAAAAGTGAAATCAGTCAAGAGTTATTGTTAAAGATAACTCTTGATACTATTTCAGATATTCAGAATGTAACTGATGACGGTGCTAGTTTTGTGCAAGAAAAAGCTTTGAAGTTTTGTAAACAACAAGAACTTCAAAAGGTTATGGATAAAGCTAAGAAAATCATTGACCACGGTGAGTTTGAGAACTATGACACCTTGGAAGAAATGGTTAGAGAAGCTTTACAGGTTGGAAATGTGGATAGAGGAACGGGTGAAGTGTTTGAAGATTT